ATTGAAGCCGTTGACATCATAAGCAGCCTGCACATAGTTGTATGCATGCTGGATGGTCAGGAACGGCGAGCCGATGGTGAGACCGGTGTTGAGACTATCGCTCCCGGTTGTTGCCACATAGATATTCAGATCGGCAACCAGCTTAATACGCTGAAGCTGGTTCAATGCTGCAATAAACAACGCCTCAAGCGTTGCGGTTGTGCCATCATCAACCGCGTTCTGTCCGGTTCGATCAACGATGAACTGCGCGATCATGCTGGAAATAATCGATGCCTGCCTGATTGGCTTGTTGATCCAGGCCGAGGGCAGGATGCCGCTGGTCCAGCCAGTCGATAGCCAGGACTGAACCGCGTAGAGCGCCTGACTGATGACATTTGCCCCGCCTGCGCCGGCAAACACCTTGAAGTCATTTGTTGGCATTTATCGTTCCTCAGGTTGGCATATCTATTTCAAGCGCGCCGACATCCAGCCCGCTCACATATTGGTTCTCAACGTCAAGGCCAAAGATCGGGGCACTGGGCACGGAGGTCACAAAGTAAAACGCCTCAATCCCTGCTGGCTTTAAGTTGAGCAATCCCTGCGAAAGTAGCGCCATGTAGACCGGCGGCGGGACAACGCCTGAGATCGCAAAGAACATGCTCAGGTCACAGTTGTCCTGAATGAAGATGTTTGAACCCGGCGAGACGTTATCAAATAGCTCTTGCAGCGCCACCACAGCACCAGCAACCGTCCCGTCCCAACTGTTGGCGATGATCTTGGCCTTGATCAGGAACCGATAGGTCGCATCGTTAAGGCTTACAAGGCCCTCCAACGGGTCAAACGGTCCCAGGAGATAGCCTTGATCCAGTCCCAGGCCCTCGATGTCCAGCGAGAAGTAAACGTTGGTTAGCGGAACCGCGATCGTCCGGCTGATCCCAACCCACTCGCCAATGGTGTCAAGCTGATCACCAACCGCGACATCGACATCGAACAGCGCCGGCATCGATAATGCCGCATTGGCCTGATCGACCATCGGCTGACAGGACAGCGCAACGGTTGCAACGAACTTGGGCTTCTGATTATGCTCAGAGGTGATCAACCCGAGATAGCTGTCAAGGATCACCGGGCCATTGGGGGCCGCCATTATAGCACCGTAAGGGTCACTGTTCCGGCAACGGCAATACTGTCAAAGCCGATGCCGATGTCAACGGTACCCGGACTGGCGGGATGGATGGCAGCCTTGACCGTCCCCACGTTCAGGTCATAGGTCAAGGCATCATCGGGGCTGGCCGGGCTGGCGCTGGGACCTGATAGCAGGGCCGGAGCATAGAGCCGGCTGATCAGGACATCATCACCGGCGGTCAGCGTGTTGATGTAGGTCGTCATGGCGTTTACAATTTCATCGCCGATTGCGCTCTGATAGTTGTCCAGCGCGGTGATCGTCAGACTGGTGTCGATGGTCTGCTGCTGCGGGATGCTGAAATTGATGGCATGGTCAATCCCATAGGCATCCACATAGATGCCTGATGTATTGCCATAGGTCTGCGTTCCGGGCGGCTTCTTTAAGCCGATGGCGTTCACTATGGACTGGATGCTGCCGCCCTGGACAACGATGGCAAACGAGTGGGGCGGCAATCCATCGAGGTCCGTTGTCCCCTCATCGTTCTCCAACGCCTTGACGCTTTGCACGCCCGTTACATTGGCAACAGCGCCCGCAATGGCGGACAGGGCATCTTGCGCCGGCAGGTTGGTTGAGATGCGCTGGCGCGCGCGTAACTGGGCGTCGTTCTCGGATGGGGCGCCTAGGGTCGCGGCCTCGGGGTTATCGGATGCCTGCCAGCCGGCCACAGGGGTTAGGATGTTGACCAGGGTATGCGCGCTGGCTGGGATTGCGCCGGGCGTTGTGCAGGTGCCGGTGACCGTTATCGACCCGCCGCCTGGGATTGTGATCGTCCCCGGCATCAGCCATTGGGTGTTAAGGTTCTGGTTATCCCCGACAATCCCGTTGACGATGCCCTTGCCCGCTTGGCCGGTCAGGGTGATGGGGGCGGTGCTGCGGGTCGGGACATCGCGGTTGATGCCGTTAATTTTCACGTTGATGCTGAGGCCGGCGCCCTGCGCTGTTGCTGGCGACTGGTTCTGATAGGTCGCAACGATGGCCATGTTTTCATCGTTGATGGCCTTGGCCTGGATCGCGATCCATTGGCCGTCCTGGGTGTCGGGGGTCAGGACCGCATCGGAACCGTAGACCTGCTGATAGGATGCCTGCAAGGATAGCAGCACATCCTCAAAGCTGGGGATGGTGATCCCGCTGGCATCGATCGTCGGAGCGAGGGTGGGTAGCGGATAGGTTGTCATCCGAGGATGATGCTCCCGAGGGCGTTGCGGCCGTCTAGGTTGAGGACCAGGACCGGCAGGGCCGCTGGGGCGCCGCCCGATATGCCGGGCTGGCCGGGTGGCCCAAGCGATACTTGACCGAACTGGGTGGTCAGCGTCGCCTGGATGGTCAGGACGCGGGTCTCGCCATCCAGGCTTGAGGAATAGCTATCGAGCTGGATGACGCCTGGGGTGCCCAGCAGGACCGCCTGGATCGCAGCGTCATAGAGCGGCTGCGTATGGCTGCCGAGTATCTGGGTCGGATATGGCGTCCCCTGGGTCGTGTCCAGAAACCATTCGCCCTCCCATAGCAGCAGGCGGGTCTGGCAAAGCTGGCGGACGGCAGCGGGGCTATTGATGAGGAAATTGGCGCCGGACCCGCCGAACGTCATGTCCCCATTGGCATCCATCGTCCTGACGCGCATGGGTAAATCCTATGAGTTGGGGATCGGGGGCGTTGTAGCCTGCTCGCTGTCCCCATGACTATCGGCCGGCTGATTGTGGTCATGTGTCAACAGCCCAACGGTTGCGCCGCTATCAGCGCCGGCTGTGATCTCGCCCGTCACAAACAGGTCGCCAAATATCTTGACCTGATCGGATACGTGGATGTTGACGAAGCCGGTCGCCTTGTCGATCTCGATGTAGTTGGTCCCGGCATCATCCCTAAGCTGGACCGTTGTTGTGGATATGCCGGACAGCTTGCGCGGGACCGATCGGAAGCCGGGGATCGCAAAGCCATCGGACAGATCATGCGCGCGGAAGTCAATCGCATTGCCGACCCCGCCATTCTGCCACCAAGCATCGATGCAGCGCGAACCGAAGACAACCAAGACCTCATCGCCATCCGCGATCGGCATGGTCAGGTTATAGCCGCCGCCGCCTGGGAACTGGACCGGAACCTTGATGAGCTGCGGCAGTTGAACCCATTGCTGGACCTGCTTGCCAGTCTTGGGATCAACGACAAGGATCAGGGACCGGATTGCGGGGGTGCAGGATATGGTCTGATCCGCCCCGATGCCGCCATTGACCAGGGCCGGGGTTGCCGTCCAGATGCCACGCTGCCAGCCTTGCAGGGCTTGCTTGAGGCCGGCTGTATGATCGGCAGAGCGTTCTTTCTGGTCCATTAACCCAATCCGCCACCTGTCGCGCCGCCGGTTGCGGTCCCGCTGGGATATAGCGGGACTGACTGGCCTGGGGCCGCACTGCTATCCAGCGCGAGGCAGATCAGCTTTGCGTACCAGGGGTTGCCGCGACTATCGCCTTCGAAGTCCTGCACGATGACCCGATAGAACCCATCATCGACAACCGAGGCATAGGCGCCGGCGAAGGGGTTGTCATAGGATGGCAGAATGTTGCCGTCCTTGTTCTGGGTCTGATTGACCAGAGCATTGTTGATCTGTATCCGCGTTCCCACCATGATCTTGGGATTGATCAGGATAGTAAGCTCGATGCCTTGCTGGGTGGACTGCGGGACCCCGACCAGACCAGTCTGGCTTGTGATGACCGGGACCTCGTTGGGCAGATAGCCGGTCAGCGGCACCATGACGATCTTGCCGTTCTGGACCACCCAGGTCGTGCCGGTAGTCTTGGCGACAGTATCGAGATGCTGCATCGCCATCCCAAACAGGACCCGACCGCGCGGCAAGGTCCCGCCGATGAGGTCGTTGCTCTCGCCGCTGGCAGGGTCGTCAGGGGGCGGGACAACCGGGAAGCCATATGGTCCCAGGACCGCGCTCAAAGCCGCCAGCACGTCTTTCTGCGAGGCCCCTGGGGCTAGTGTTTGGTTGACCACCGAGAAGTTGTAAGGGAGATCGCCTTCAGTCGCCATGATGTCGAGGAAGCTATCGACATTACGCTCGCGGCCGATGCGCGTCTGAACGATTGTCCCATCAAAGATGATGCCAAAATTGGTGTTCTCGTACCCGGCCTGGACAACGACGCGCGTGAACTCCTGCTGTATCTGCTTGGCGGTCCGGTTAGCCAGATTGTAGACGCGGATCACGGCGGTATTGGGGCTGCCGGCATCCTGCTGCCTGATCTGGAAAGTAAACCGGAAGGCGGACAGGTCAAGCGCGGGCTGGGTGGTCGATCCGCCTGGACCGTTGGGACTGCCGACAATCAGCGTCCCCTTGCGTATCCATTGCAGGCCGCTTTCAGCGGTCTGGGACGCTGCCGCAATGTTATCCGAGGTTAGGTTGCTGAAGTTGACCTGCGCGCCGCCCTGCCCAGCTGTAACCGCCGCGCTCATGGCCATACCACCCAGATGCCATGCAGCATGAGCAGCAGGCTAGCGCCAAACAGACCAACAACCAACCAGAACAACCAGCGCGGCATCACGGTAATGGGGCCAAGAGGCAGCCCACTCCCCATATGTTTTGGATCAGGTCAGCGCTTGCGCCAACTGCTTTCAGCTTTGCCCGCAGTCGATGAAGATGAACGCGCATTGCGTTGATAGGTCTTTCCGGTTCGTCCTCCGGCGGAGACCATACTGCGCTGATCAGCGCATCAAGCGTGACAAGCCGCCCGCGCCGAAGGGCCAGTTGGGTCAGCAAGTCGTGCTCCCTGCGCGTGACCCTGGCGAAGCCTTTTGGCCCAACCAGAAGGCGGCGGTCCGGATCATATGCGGCGGGCGGCAATGCGATCATGTCGTCACATAATAGAGGTTGCCTTGCGACCCCAGGTTATAGAAGGTCGGGACCGCCTGGGGGTCGTTATCGGTCTGGCAGACCAGTTGCCCTGTAAATCCCAGATAGTCGTAAGCAGAAAGCAGGTTGGCGCCGGTTATGAGCGGCAGGCCGTTGACGATCGGGACATTGTTGACATCCGCAATGTCAAGGACCCAGCATTGGGCAAATGTGTTCCATTTCAGGTTCATGTTATAGATGATGCCGCTGAGCGGGATGCTCAGGCGTTGCGGTGCGGCGATCAGGGGGACGCGGTATGCGGTCATGCTTCCAACGTCGCATCTTGTGGGTTGAACTTATCCCCTGGCTGGACCTGTTGCTGCCCGGTCTGTTGAACGGGCGTTGTCGCCTGGGGCTGGGCCTGCGCCGCACTGTTGATCGGGGCCTGGACAACGGTTGTCCGAGCAATGAATAGTTGGCGAAACTGGCCTTGGATAATCATGGCGTTTTCCAGCGCCTCATCCGTTCGGATCGTCAAGCCCTGGATCAGCATATTGTCGTAAGTGCGCTTGCCCGTGTAGATTTGCAGCAAGGTGCGCGTTGCCTGCAATGCAAGGAACCGTTGGTAAACCTGCTGTAGGAAACTGCTGTTGCCTTGCGGGAAGAACCCGGCAAGCGTCGGGATCGGGATGATGCCGGCAATGGTCGGCAGGCCGGATGCAAGGGCGCTGGATGTTGTGTATCCAAGGTCCATATGCAGCAGCGACGGCAGCTTGAATGCATGATCGCTGATCACTGACCCCTGTTCAACGGGATGGTCGGTGATGATCATCTCATCGTGATGTTCCTCAACCAGCGCCACATAGCCTGATATCCCCTGCTGGCGCCCGATCGGATTGGTTGTAATCGTCGGGGCGCCATCCGGTCCCTGGACCATCGTTGATGATGGAACCGGCCAAACGATCTGGCGCGTTGGCTTGGCGACAATAGAGCTGATGATCGACCGGACATAGCCGGCGCCCGAGAAGGCAGTTGCAAAGCCGCTCATGCAAGGACCGCTGTGCGGAAGTCCCGCACCATTGATGCATTAGCCTGTTCCAGAGATCGCCTGACATTGTGGCCGGTTTCAGTGCCGGTGCCGCCCGGCTGGACGGTCACGTTGTTGTTGTTATGAATGGTAACGTGCTTATCGCCCCCGTTATTGGTCGTTACCGGGGCGCCAGCGCCGAGCGGGGT